GGTTAAAATTCAAAAAAGAATGGGAAATTGAACAAGCAAAAAAAATAACAAATGAAAAAATGTAAAAATTGCAAGGCGGGTTTTGAACCAATAAGATTCAATCAAAAGTTTTGTTTAGATGAACCTTGCATTAAAGTTTGGGTAAATTCACAAAAAGAAAAAGAATGGAAAACACGAAAAAAAGAAATAAAGGAAAAATTACAAACCGTTCAGGAACTTACAAAATTAGCTCAAACTTATTTTAATAGCTACATAAGAAACCGCGACCGCAACAAAGGTTGTATTTCGTGCGGTACTCAGTTAGGACAAAAATTTGACGCGGGACATTACTACTCAATGGGCGGACATAAAGCCGTAACCTTTGACGAGGACAACGTACACGCTCAATGCGTTTATTGTAATCAATATTTACACGGCAACCTTTTGAACTACCAGATAGGAATACAACAAAGAATTGGAGCGGATCGTTTAATTGAGTTACAAGCGAAAGCTCACGAAACACGAAAATTTACAAGGGACGAATTAAAAGAAATAATTAGCACTTATAAGCAAAAAGTAAATGAACGAAAAGACGCTATTTAATTATTTGAAAATTAAGTACTGGAATGATTTAGAATTTAGCGACGATGAATATAGTTCGTGGGATTGCTTTTCACACTCAACAAAAACACGAATAGAACTTAAATGCAGAAAAACCCACTACAAAGAATTAATGATTGAAAAGCAAAAGTATTATTCCCTAGTAAAAAAATATATAGAGACAAACGAAATACCTTTATACATAAATTCAACGCCTGAAGGAATCTTTGCTTTTGATTTAAGAACAATAAACCCCGTTTGGATTACTGATAAAATAATGCCAAAAACAACCGAACTCAACGAAAAAACGAAAACTCAAAAGACCTACGGCTTAATAAATATTAACGAAGGAAAAAAAATATAAAAAAAATAGTTGCATATTAATTAAATTGTTATATTTGCATATAATTACTAACCAATAAAACCAATAAAAATGAAACACCTATTTAAGAGTTTAGCAGAATTTCAGCAGGAAGTTCCAACGATCCACAAAGCGACGCAAGGTTACGGCTACACGTACGCAGATTTACCAAAAATCTTTGAAGTAATTAACCCCTTGCTAAAAAAGCACGGCTTAGGGTTTACTCAATTGATTCACGGGACGGATTTAATTACAATTATTTTTCACGTCGAAAGTGGCGAAACTTTGGAAAGCAAAACGTGTATTCCACAAAACGTACAATTAAAAGGAATGAATGACTTTCAAGTTCTAGGAAGCGCAATAACTTATTTAAGGCGTTACGCTTTATCAAGTGCTTTAGGATTAGTTACGGATAAAGATACGGACGCTGGCGGAGAACAAGTAAAGACGGAAGCAAAAAACGAAGTTAAAAAAGTTGCTATTGATGACAAACGATTAGCTAAGGCAATTAAGGCAATAAACGACGGCGGTTATACAATGGACGAACTAACAAAGACTTTCGAATTAACACCTGAACAAATTAAAACCCTTGCGATATGAAAATAAGATGCAGCTCAATTGGTAAAATAATGACGAACCCCAAAACAAAAGGGGAAACGTTAAGCCAAACAACTAAGACTTACTTACAAGAATTAGCGGTACAGGAAGTTTACGGCATACGCAAAGAATTTAGTTCACGTTACACGGACAAAGGAAACGAAGTCGAAGAACTTTCAATTGCTTTATGCAACGATGTTTTGAATCTAGGCTTCATTTATAAAAACGAAGAACATTATTCAAACGAATGGATCGCAGGAACTCCAGACGTAAACACGAACGAAATTTTACTAGACGTAAAATCAAGTTGGGACGCGACAACGTTTCCATTTTTCGATACCGAACTAAAAAACAAAGATTACTTTTACCAATTACAAGGGTATATGTGGCTAACTGAAAAACAAGAATCTTTACTTTGCTATTGTTTAATAGACACGCCTTTACAAATAGTCGAAGACGAAATAAGACGCGAACACTGGAAAGCAAGTTTAATCGAGGAGAGTTTAGATTTAAGAGCCTTTGTTCAGGCAAAGCATACGTTCGGGCATATTCCAAAAGAAAAGCGTGTAAAAACGTTTGTAATACAAAAAGACGACGAAGTAATCGAAGCTATCAAAACACGAATAGAAGAATGCCGAGAATATTACGATATATTACTAACTAACTTAAAATAAAAACTATGATAATTTTACTATCAATACTATTAGCTCCAGCAGTTGTTTGGGGTTGGGCGGTAACTATCTTATGGGTACAAGATTATTTTGGATTTAATGATTAATAATAACTAAAAAAAAGTAAAAATGAAAGTAACAGGAAAAATTCACTTTGTGGGAGCGCTTAGAACGGTAAGCGAAAAATTCAAATCAAAAGACGTTGTATTATTAACGGACGAAAAGTTCCCGCAGTATATTACGATCCAATTCACTCAGGACAAAACCGAGTTGATAAGCCAAAACAACATAGGCGAACAAGTAGAAGTAAGCATAAACTTACGAGGGCGCGAATGGAAGTCGCCACAAGGCGAAATAAAGTATTTCAACACTATTGAAGGTTGGCAAATTAACGCAGCTCAAAACTTTGACGCTCAAAAATTCGCAGACAAAGGACGTGAAGCGTTGAAGGAAACAATAATTCACGAAAGCAATTTTGATAACGACGATTTACCATTTTAATAAAGTTTAAGGGGTAAAAATTGCCCCTTATATTAAACTAAAATGATATACTTAGCCAAAACTAAAAATTTTAGCCACCTTTGGCGAATTATAAACGGGCGCAAATTAAGTAAAATAAGCGCAAAGTATGAAAATTAAGTATTAATCTAAATAATTAACTAAAATATGAAAGTAAAACTTGAATATAACTTACCAGATGACCAATTTGAATTTGAGTGCGCGGTAAAATCAACGAAAATGTATTTCGCACTAACCGAACTCAAAGAAGAATTAAGATCCATTTGGAAATACGAAGAACTCAAACAAAACCAATTTGAAATGGTTGAACGCATACGGGAAAAGTTTTTTGAAATTTTAACCGAAAACGAAATAAATTTAGACCGATGTTAATAGACGATTATAGCTTACGAGCTTGTTTACTCGAAGCACTAAAAACACGAACACGAAACCAAGTTGTTAAGGAAATAAAAGGTAGAGGGGAAAAATTCCACCAATATAATATAGACCGATTCTTACAAGGCAAAGACGTAAGTTTAGAAACCGCAAAGAAGCTAGACAAGTATATTTACCGATTGAAACTACAATAAGTTTACACCCCTTTAATTAGGGGTTTTTTATTTAACAAACTTTTGTTGATAAGATTATTTAGCACTTGTTGAAAAAATAAACATATATTTGATTAATATTTAAGCAAAGTAAAATTGGAATGGATCAGTAAAGTAGTAAAGCACCATAAAGAATGGGTTAAGATAGTTAACTCGTTCGGCGAATATTTCTTTGCTGAAGATATTGTTCAGGAAACTTATTTAATGTTGATTAAATGGAGCAGCGAAGAAAAACTATTTACAAACGGAAACTTAAATAAAAGTTATGTTTGGTTAGCGTTAAAGAATACATTTTTACAACACGTTAATAAAGCAAACAAAATGCAAAAGGTCGACCTAGATTCAATCGCGATGTTGCCCGACGAAGCTCCAGACCTAGAAAAACACGAATCATTTAATTCTATATTAAACCAAGTAGAAAACATAGTTGACGATTGGCATTGGTACGACCAAATGTTATTTAACCTTTATAAAGATTCCGATATGTCGATGAGGGAAATAAGCAAAGAAACAAATATATCGGTTACGTCTATTTTCCACACGTTAAAATATTGCAAAACACGAATCAAAGAAAACATAGAAGAGAATTACCAAGATTACCAAAACAAAGATTACGAACTAATTAAATAAAAATTATGGCAAAGAAAAAATTAACTAAGATTGACATTGAAGAAAACACTTTAATCGAACCGACTGGATTAGGCGACACGATAGAAATTGTTTTAGAAAAAACAGGAATAGCAAAATTAGCTAAATGGGTTTTAGGCGAAGATTGCGGGTGCGAAGAACGAAAGGAAAAATTAAACAAATTATTTCCATACGCAAAACCAAAATGTTTAACTGAAGACGAACACGCTTATTTAACTGAAAGCAAAGTTTTATCAAAGAACGTTTTAATTCCCAGCGAACAACGCGAACTACTTAAAATTTACAATCGCGTATTCTCACAAAGAAGGCAACCGACAAGTTGCGGAAGTTGTTTAAGGGAAGTTGTAAACGGATTAAGCAAAGTTGTAAACGAATACAAAGAACAAGATGCAAGTACTGAAGGTTAAAATTTCGGACGTAAAGACGAACCCAAAGAACCCACGTTTAATAAAGGACGACAAGTTTAAGAAGTTAGTAAAATCTATTCAGGAGTTCCCGCAAATGTTAGAGCTTCGACCAATAGTCGTAGATGAGAACAATATTGTTCTGGGTGGAAATATGCGATTAAAAGCGTGTATTGAAGTTGGATTAAAAGAAGTATTTATTGTAAAGGCGGACGATTTAACCGAGCAACAAAAAGACGAATTCATAGTAAAGGATAATGTAGGTTTTGGAGAATGGGATTGGGATATATTAGCGAATGAATGGGACACGGAAAAATTACAAGATTGGGGATTAGATTTACCAATTGATTTAAGCGTTGAGGAATTAGAAGCAGAAGAAGACGACTTTAACGTTTTAGAAGGTAGTATTGAAACCGATATTGTTTTAGGCGACTTATTCGAAATAGGCGAACACCGTTTACTTTGTGGAGATAGTACGGATAGCGATTCAGTTGCTAAATTAATGAACGGAGTAAAAGCGGATATGGTATTTACCGACCCGCCTTATGATTTAGAAAATGAAGATTATCATTCAAATATTTATTTATTTACCGAAAACGCTCATATTTTTGTTATGCACGATGATAAAGGAATAGTAAATTATTTAAGATTATCTAACTTAGAATTTTCACGTTTTTATGTTGCTAATTTTGGTTTTTCAAGTCCACGCGGAAACGATCCGTATTTGTCTCATATTTTAATAAGTCAAGAAAAAAACGGAAAAGCAATACCACATAAAAATATGCACGACGGATTTCGTTCTATAATTCCAATGGAATATCGATTTAGATTAAAAGACGACAAAACCGAACATAAGCACCAAAAGCCTATAAAATTTATTTCAACGTTTATAGAACATTTTTCTAATAATAATGCAATAATTTTAGATTTATTTTTGGGTTCGGGTTCAACAATGGTAGCAAGCCACCAACTTAAACGCAAATGCTACGGTATGGAATTAGACCCAAAGTATTGTCAAGTAATAATTGACCGAATGAAAAAACTAGACCCGAGTTTAGAAATAAAACGCAACGGCGAAATAATAAGAAACAAATAAGAAAAATGGCTAACGAAGAAAATTTAATTCCCGTACAATTAGGCGAAGTTAGAAACCCAAACGGGCGACCAAAAGGCGCAAAGAATAGAAGCACGATAGCACGCAAATGGTTAGAAGTTAATCAATCGTTAAAGAACCCAATAACAGGCGAACAAGAAACGATGTCGCAAGAAGATATGATTACGCTAGCATTAATAAAAAAAGCAAGGGACGGGGACGTAAGCGCTTACAAAGAATTAATGAATAGTGGTTATGGCGCACCCGTTCAACAAATCGAACAAACCAATATAGAACAACCTTTGTTTCCAGATGTTAGTTAGAACAACGGCGGTTAATAAAATTATAGCCTTAAAAAAACGAATCAAAATAATTCAAGGCGGAACAAGTGCAGGTAAAACTTTTGGAATAATTCCCGTACTAATAAGCAAAGCAGCCAAAACCCCAAACTTAGAAATTAGTATTGTTGCCGAATCAATACCGCACTTACGTAGGGGAGCGCTAAAAGATTTCATAAACATAATGAAATGGACAAGTCGTTTTTTTGAAGGGCGGTTTAACAAATCATTACTTAGATACGATTTCGGAAACGGAAGTTATATTGAATTTTTTAGTGCGGACGATTCAAGTAAACTAAGGGGAGCAAGGCGTGACATTCTATACATTAACGAATGCAACAACGTAACGTTCGAAGCGTACAACGAACTATCAATAAGAACCAAGCGAGAAATATTTTTAGATTTTAATCCAGCAAACGAATTTTGGGTTCACACCGAACTAAAACACGAAGACGATTCCGACTTTTTAATTTTGACGTATAAGGACAACGAAGCACTCGACGAACGAATAGTTAAGGAAATAGAAAAGAATCGTTCTAAGGCGTCGACAAGTAGTTATTGGGCGAACTGGTGGCGGGTTTATGGACTTGGCGAAATAGGAATGCTTGAGGGCGTAGTTTTCAGTAATTGGAAAATGATTGATAAGATACCGAACGAAGCAAAATTAATTGGCTACGGACTAGATTTTGGGTTTACAAACGATCCGACCGCAATAATAGAAATTTATAATTACAACGGACAAAGAATAGTAAACGAAATAGTTTTTCAAACTGGATTAGTCAATAACGAAATATCAAAGAAGCTACAAAAAAACGTAATAGCATACGCCGATAGTAGCGAACCCAAATCAATCGAAGAAATAAGACGTACAGGACAACTAATTAAAGGCGTTACAAAGGGACAAGACAGCGTTAATTTTGGTATTCAAATAATGCAAAGCCAAAACTATTTAGTGACCGCGCAAAGCACGAATCTAATAAAGGAGTTACGAGCTTATTGTTGGGATAGGGACAAGACAGGAAAACAACTAAACAAACCAATAGACAATTATAACCATACCATTGACGCGTTACGTTACCACGAAATGGAATCATTAGGGAAAAGCGCTAACTTTGGAAAATACTCGATAAAATGACAAACGATATTAATGTAATGGTTGCCGTTGTAGAGGAATACATTTACCAGCGTAAAGGCGTAAGGGTAAAAATAAATATGTCGGATTCTAGGAAGTTTGTATTACATTTTGAAATGTTGCTTTACGCTTACGAAATCGCAGTTGCGTATAACAAGAACACGAAACCTTAATTATAAATATATGAAAGTAGAATTAACAATTCCAACGGACTTAAACGAACTTACATTAAGACAATACCAAAATTTTGTCAAGGTAAAAGATACGACTAACGACAACGAAATGTTAGCGGAAAAAATGATTCAAATCTTTTGCGGAATAGAATTAAAAGAAATAGTAAATATAAAGTTTAGCGAAGTACGAAAGTTAGTTGAACACTTTAATAAATTGTTTTCAGAAACGCCAAAGTTCACACCGACATTTAAGATTCAAAACGTTGAGTTTGGTTTTATTCCTGATTTACAAAATATAAGTTTTGGGGAATACGTCGACTTAGAAGAAAACTTAAAAAGTTGGGACACTTACCACAAAGCAATGGCGGTTATGTACCGACCAATAAAATTAAAAGTTAAGGACGGGTACGAAATAATGGAGTACAAAGGATCGGCGGAATTTGCCGACTTAATGAAGTTCGCACCGCTAGGGGTAACGTTAAGTTCGTCGGTTTTTTTTTGGAATTTAGGAAGCGAATTACTACAAAGTACGATTCACTATTTAGAACAGGAGATAAAGAAGAATCCGAAAATGTTGGAGACTTTAGCGAAGGAACACAATTTTCAAAACAATGGGGTTGGTATCAATCAATTTATGCACTCGCTAAAGGAGATGTCACAAAATTTGACGAAGTTACCGGAATGGGATTACTTAAATGTTTGACATATTTAACATTTGAAAAACAAAAAAACGAAATAGAACAAAGGCAATTAAATAAATAC